GGCCAGGGCCAGCGTTCACGCCCGCGCCGTCGCGGCCGTAAAAAGCTGCGCGGTCAAGGCCGCTAGACTCAACCCGACAGGAGGCTTCCAGCCATGCCCACGACTTTCCTCCATGGTGTGGAGGTGCTCCAAATCGACACTGGGGCCCGGCCGATTCAGACCGTGCGCTCCAGTGTGATCGGCCTCATCGGCACTGCGCCCGACGCTGACGCCGCCAAGTTCCCGCTCAACACCCCGGTGCTGGTCGCTTCCCGCTCTGAGATGGCGGGCCTCGGCACCACCGGCACGCTGCAAAGCGCGCTGGATCTGATCTACGACCAGGCCGGCGCTGTGGTCGTGATGATCCGCGTGGCTCAAGGAGCCGACGAGCGCGCCACGATCACCAACGTGGTCGGCGGCATCAACGGCACCACCGGCGCCTACGAGGGCGTTCACGCCTTCCTCGCCAGCGAGAACGCCGTGGGCTTTGCGCCTCGCGTGCTGATCGCCCCGGGCTTCACCCACCAGCGGACGGCCAACGGCATCCTCACGATCCCCGTCACCACCCAGGGCAGCGGTTACACCATCGCCCCGGCCGTAACCATCGCCGCGCCTCCTGCCGGCGGCGCTCAGGCCACCGCCGTCGCAGTGCTCGGCACCGGCGTCAACGCCGGCAAGGTCGTCTCGATCACCGTCACCAATCCTGGCGAGGGCTACACCAGCAACCCCACCGTCACGATCGCCGCGCCTACTTCCGGCGTGCAGGCTGTGGCCGGCACCCCCACACGCGGCACCGTCCGCTCCCGCGTGCTGGCCGAGCTGCTCGGCATCGCCAACCGCCTTCGCGCGGTGATCATCGCCGACGGGCCCAACACCACCGACGCCGCTGCGATCCAGCTGAACGACGACTTCGGTTCTGATCGCATCTACGTGATCGACCCCTGGGTGCTCGTTGCGGGTGAAGCGGTGCCTGCCTCCAGCGCTGTCGCCGGCCTGATCAACAAGGTCGACAACGAGCGGGGCTTCTGGTGGAGCCCCTCGAACAACGAGATCGCCGGCATCGAGGGCACCGCCCGCGCCATCGACTTCACCCTTGGCGATTACACCAGCCGGGCCAACCTGCTGAACGAGCAGAAGATCGCCACGATCATCCGCGAGCAGGGCTTCCGCCTCTGGGGCAACCGCACTCTGGCGATGGATCCGCTCTACGCCTTCCTGTCGGTGCGACGCACGGCCGACATGATCAACGAGTCGATCCTTCGCGGTCACCTCTGGGCCGTCGACCGCTGCATCACCGCCACCTACCTGGAGGAGGTGCAGGAGTCGGTGCGCGGTTATCTCCGCAGCCTCAAGGCGCGCGGCGCCATCCTCGGCGGCGACGTTTGGGTGGACCCCGAGCTGAATACGCCGGCCGCGATCAGCAGCGGACAGGTGTTCTTCGACTTCGAGTTCACGCCTCCCTATCCGGCTGAGCGCGTGACCTTCCGCAGCCACCTGGTGAACAGCTACGTCGTCGATCTCTTCGCTTGAGGACCTGACCCATGGCCCAAATCCCCCGCGTTCTAAAGAACTTCAGCCTGTTCATTGATGGTCGCGGCCTCGCCGGCACCATCCAAACGCTCACCCTGCCTACGCTCACCACCAAAATGGAAGAGTTCCGTGGCGGCGGCATGGACGCCCCGGTGGAACTCGACATGGGCATGGAGAAGCTGGAGGGCAGCTTCGAGCTGGCCGAGTACAACCCCGACATCATTGCCCTGTTCGGCCTGGCTTCCGCCGACGCACAGCTCACCGCTCGCGGCGCCATGCGTCGTGATGGCGAGGCTGCCGTGCCGGTGGTGGTGAACATGACCGGCGTGATCAAGGAGCTCGACCCGGGCGACTGGACCTCGGGCGACATGAGCACCGGCACCTTCGCCTACAGCCTGCGCTACTTCAAGCTCACCGTCGGCGGCCGCGAGCTGGTCGAGGTCGACAAGGTGAACATGATCCGTCGCATCAGCGGCGTGGATCAGCTGGAAACCATCCGCGCTGCGATCGGGGTCTGATCTGAATGACGAAGAACCTGCATCCGAACACCGCAAAGATCGAACTCGACTTCCCGATTGAGATCAGCGGCGTTGAGGTGAAGCACCTGGTCATGCGCCGCCCCAAGGTCCGCGACATCATGGCGGCGCAGAAGGGCGGCGGCAGCGAGGCTGAAATGGGCATCGCCCTAGTGGCGAACCTGTGTGAGATCACGCCTGATGAGGTGCTCGAACTCGACGGCCTCGACTGGGACAAGTGCGAGGCGCAGGTCGCGGCTTTCAAGTCGGCCAGGTCGCAGAGGAGCAGCTGAGGCAGGCGATCATCGTCCTGTCGAAACTGACCGGCTGGGGTCTGGCCGAAGTGCTGGAGCTGGAAGTGGATGACTTCTGGGCTTGGTTCAAGCAAGCCCAGATCGTCGAGACTGAGATCAACAAGCAGGTGGCAGGCAAATGATCGGGGGCGGCGCGCAGAAGATCACGGTTGAGATTGGCGGCAAGATCGCCGGCAGCCTTGGCGCGTCGCTTCGTGCAGCTCAGACCCAGGTCTCGAGCTTCGGGCGGAACGTGAACCGCACGATGAACGATGCGGCACTTGCCGGCCGCAAGGGCTTCAAGGGGATGTTCGACAACGCGCTGTGGCAGCAGGCCGCAGCCGGCGCTGCAGCGATTGGCGTGGGCATGGTGGCCAGCGTGCGCGTGGCGGCAAAGTTTGAGCAGTCGCTCACAGACATCAGCAAGACGGCGCAGCTCACCACTGACCAAACCCGCAAGCTGGGCCAGGAGATTCTGCGGCTGACCGGACGGAACGAAACGAACCAATCCGCTGAGCAGCTGGCGGCCGGCATCAAAACCCTTGTCGGCGCCGGTCTGACGCTGGAGCAGGCGCGGGGCGCGATCCGTGGCATCGGCCGGGTGGCCACTGCAACCGGCAGTGAGATCACCGACGTGGCGAACACCAGCTTTCAGCTGATGCAGAACCTCAAGATTCAGTCCGGCGATGTCGCCAGGGCGTTTGAGGTGCTCGCTGCTGCAGGCAAGCAGGGCAGCTTTGAGCTGAAGGATATGGCACAGCAGTTCCCTGCGGTGGCGGCATCGGCCCAAAAGCTCCAGATCGGCGGCGTGAAAGGCGCGGCATCTTTGGCCGCGATGCTGCAGATCGTCAGGCGCGGCACGGCAGACTCCTCCACCGCTGCAAACAACCTGGTCAACCTGCTGGAGAAGCTGACCGGCAAGGAGGCGGTCAAGAACTTCCAGGGCTTCGGCGTCAACATCGAGAAGGTGGTCAAGGACGCACAGGCCAAGGGGCTGGACCCACTGGAGGAGTCGCTGAAGGTGATTCAGCGCATCACGAAGGGCGGCGACCCGTTCCTGATCAACAAGCTGTTTGGCGACATGCAGGTGAAGGGCGCTCTAGGCCCGCTGCTGAAGGACTTCAAGGACTTCCAGGAGATCCGCGACAAATCCCTTGGCGCCAAAGGTGTTATCGACGAGGACTACCAGAAGCAGCTCAAGACGTTCAGCGAAACGCTCAAGAGCTTCAGCGTCTCTGCTGAGCGGCTTGGTATCACCGTCGGCACCGCGTTGCTGCCGCCGCTGACCAGGCTGGCGGAGAAGATTACGCCGATCGTGGAGGGCATCGCCAACTGGGCGACGGCCAACCCCGGTCTGGCCAAAAACATCGTGGTAGTCACCGGCGTCATTGCCGGTCTAACACTGGCGCTTCCTGTCATCGCCGGGGTGGTTGGCGCCATTGGTTTACTGGGGGGGCCTGTCACTTGGACGATCCTCGGCATCGGCGCCGCCATCGCCCTTGTGGTCGCCAACTGGGGGTCGATGAAGAAGGCCGCAGCTAACGCCTGGACTGAGACTCGAACCAACGCCATCAGGACTTGGTGGCAGATCAAGGGCATGTGGGGGCAATTCACCCGTTGGATTGGCGGCGTCTTCAATCAGGCGCTGGCCGTCATCAAAGCGTGGGGGGGCAAGGTGCTGGGTTTCTTTACGCCCTTGCCGACCCAAATCATTCGCTTGTTCACCAGCAGCGGCATTGGCCAGAAGATCATCGGCTCGATCATCGATGGCCTTAAGGCCAAGGCCGGCGAGCTGTTCGGCTGGATCCGCGGCACATGGGGCAGGATCACCGGCTTCTTCGGCGGTGGTGGTGGGGCTCCAGCAACGCCAGCGCCCGCTGGTAACTCCAAGCAGGCCAGCCCGATCTTCAGCCCCCCCGGCCGCGCCACCGGCGGCCCCGTTCGCGCAGGCCAGCCCTACATCGTCGGCGAGCGGCGCCGTGAGCTGTTTGTGCCTGGCATGGATGGGGCGATCATCCCGCGCATCGCCAGGCCTGCTGCAGGCGGCGGCGGTGTCACCATCCAAGCCCCCGTTACCATCCATGCAGGGGGCGGCAACGCGATGGAGATCCGCGATCAGGTGCGCATGGCCTTCGAGGATCTGATCGCTCGCGCCTACGGCGACTATCGGGTGGCGCTCAATGACTAGCCGACCGCTCTTTCAGCTGGGGTCGTTCCAGTTCGACCTTCCGAACGGCGTCCCGCAGACGCTCGATCGCACGGCCGAGTTTCGCTGGGAAAGCCAGGATCGGCTGTTGCGTGATCCGGCGGTGCAGTTCCTCGGCCCCGGCAGCCAGGAGATTACCCTCGATGGCCAGCTGTTCCCCGGCTTTTCCGGCCGGCAGACCACGATGGAAACGCTGCGCGAGCTGGCGACCAAGGGCGAGCCGCAGATGCTCACCGATGGCCTCGGCCGCGTCTACGGCAAGTGGGCGATCCGCCAGATCCGCGAGGGGCTGAGCACCTTTGCGCCGGGCGGCGGCGCCCGCCAGATCGGCTTCAGTATCCAGCTCGTGCGCTACGTCGAGGACAACCCTGGGCAAGCCGCCAGCCCGCTCAGCATGAACAACGCCAGCAGCTATGCCGGCGTTGCATCTAACGCGCTCGCTGGCCTCGCGCCACTCACCGCTCCCGGCTCCGCCTTCCAGTCGCTGAGCTGGGCGAGCAACCCGCAGTTCTCGGCAGCTGCTGTGAAGGCCCAGGGCGCTGGCTTCAGCCTGGGCCAGCTCGGCGCAATCACCAACTCGATCGCCAACAACAACTACGTGGGCGCTGCCCTGCGCGCCTTCGGCATGGATCCGCTCAGCACCGCGCAGCAGAGCGTCTGGAATCAGCTCGGCATCAGCGCCGCGCAGCTCGTGCAGCAGATGGTGCTCGGCCGCGGCGCACCGTCGATGAGCGTCGCCCTCAATGCCCTGCGGCCCGCCACCAGCTCGATGCTCACCGCACTTGGCGGCTCCGCTGGCGGCGCTGCAGCGCTCGGCAGCCTGGTGCGCGACGCGGCAACGATCGCCACCATGCTCGACGTCGATCCCTTCATCACTGGCGCCGTCCGCAACCTCCTGCAGCCATGAGCCAGCTCTACGTCACCCGCCAGTTCGACGAGCTCGATGAGATCTGCTGGCGCTACTACGGCCGCACGCAGCAGACCGTCGAGGCGGTGCTGCTGGCGAACCCGAACCTCGCCGACCTCATGCCCATCCTTCCCGAGGGCGTGACGATCCTGCTGCCGGATCTCCCGGCGCCGAGCACCAGCGAGACGGTCCGCATCTGGGAGCAGAGCCCGACCGCAACGCCTGGCACCGGAGCAGCATGAGCACGCCAGGCTTCAGGATCGAGGCGAACGGCGGGGACATCACCCGGCTGATCGCTGATCGGCTGGTGAGCCTGCGCGTCACCGATCAGGCGGGCCAGCAGAGTGACAGCCTGGAGATCACGCTCGACGACCGCGACAAGCAGATTCCCGTCGTCAACAGCGGCACCTGGATCCGCGTCTGGCTGGGCTACAGCAGCGGCGGCCGCACGCCGGTCTACATGGGCTCCTTCGCCGTCGATGAGGTGGAGCTCGGCATGGGCCCCCGCTCGATGGTCATCAAGGCAACCGCGAGCAACACTGCGCCGACGCTCGTCAAGGAGCAGAAGACGAAGAGCTGGCACAACAAGACGCTCGGGCAGGTGGTGCAGGAGATCGCTCAGCGCAACAACCTCACCGCCGTCATCAAGGGCCAGCTGGCGAGCGTCCAGATCAAGCACGAGGATCAGACCAACGAGAGCGATCAGTCGTTCCTCACGCGCCTGGCGGAGAAGTACCGCGCGACCATCAAGCCTGCCGACGGCCGCCTGGTGGTGGTGCCACGGGGTGACAAGGACAACGCGGGCAACGTCACCATCAAGCAGGAAGAGGTGACGAGCTGGCGGGCGACGCTGAAGAACCGCGGCGCCTATGGCGCGGTGAAGGCGAAGTGGCTCGATCGCAGCGTCAACAAGGAGAAGGTCTACACCGCCGGCGAATCGGGCGGATCGCTGCCGGCGTTCGAGGAGAAGCAGCTGTTCAAGACCCAGGCCGAGGCGCAGAAGGCTGCCGACAGCCGGCTGCAGTCGCTGCGCGCGGGCGAGGTGCGCATCAGCCTGCAGATGCCAGGCCGGCCAGATGTGAACGCCGAGGGCCTGGTGACGCTCACCGGCTTCCGCGAATACGTCGACGGCACCTGGAACGTGAAGAGCGTCACGCATGACCTCGCCAACGGCGGCTACGTGACGACGGTGGAGTGCGGCACGCAGGGCGAGGAGAGCAGCGACTGGAGCACCGGCCGCGACAGCCAGGGCCGTTACACCGCAGGCGGCACGAAAGGCGTGATCGCCCGCACCGGCAGCAGCGGCGACAGCACCGGCCCGCACCTCGATGCGCGCTGGAGCGATGGGCGCCGCATCAACGCCGCCGACGCCGATCGTTACCTCCGCATCAATGGCCGTGCGCCGAGTTCCTACGGCGTCACCAGCAGTTACGGGCCGCGCAATCTCTTCGGCCGCAGCTTCCATGCAGGCATTGACTTCGGGACTCCGAGCGGCTCATCTATCACCCTGATCAACGGCGCGAGTTACGCCCGCAACATGGGCTACACCGGCGCCGGTGGCTATGCCGTCCAGATCAACACCCCCGAAGGACCGATGAAGCTGCTCCACCTACAGGCTGGCTCTGCCCGCTAAGGGGAGCTTGCATAGACTCCAGAGGTTGCCAGGCTTCGCTATGCCCGACACCGCCGAGCAAGTCTCGCACCTTGAAATCTTCCGCGCCGTCGTTGCGCTGGAAACGAAAGTCGATTTGCTGCTGAAGCGAGAAGACGCCAGATCAGAGCAAGACGAGGGCCGAGATGATCGGATCAACAAGCTGGACAACAAGCTGTCGTTGTGGACAGGCGTTGCCCTGGCTGCCAGCTTCATCATCCCGCTCGTGGTGACAGCCGCCTCGCCGCGCCTACACTTTGGCGAGCCAGCGGTGGAGGCTCGGCCAAGGTGAGCGAAGAGCTGATCCTCGATCCGATCCCCTACCTAGAGCACTGGAAGGGGCTGCCACATCAGCGCGCTGCTGTGCTGCAGTTTTGGGAGGCGGTGCCCTCCAGCCTGAAGAAACGCGACGCGACCCACTTCCAAACCTGGAAGGCGGCCGGCAAGCAGGAGCAGCCCCGCCAGCTCAGCAATCCGCTCCAGGTGCGCTACTTCAGCCAGCGCGACAGCAGCACTGAGCATGCGCTTCGGATGTGCTTCAGCAGCTCCTGCGCCATGCTGCTCGAGGCGCTCAAGCCCGGCACCCTGGTGGGCCCCAATGGCGACGACGCCTACCTGGGCCGCGTGCTGCGCTACGGCGACACCACCGAAGCGACGAGCCAGATCAGGGCGCTGCAGTCCTACGGCGTCGAGGCGCACATGGTGCGCAACGCCAGCTGGAAGACGATCGAGGGCCAGATCGACAAGGGCATCCCGGTGCCGATCGGCATCCTCCACAAGGGCCCCGTCGGGGCGCCCACCGGCGGCGGCCATTGGATCTGCGCCATCGGCTACACCGACGACGCGATCATCGTCCACGATCCGTTCGGCGACCTTGATCTGCTCACCGGCCGCTACGTCAACAACTGGGGCGCGCGGCTGCGCTACAGCAAGAAGAACTTGGGCCCGCGCTGGATGATCGAGGGGCCAGCGACCGGCTGGGCCATAGTGGCCGAACCCTGAGAAGGTCCACCCCATGCAGCTCTCTGATCTGGTGCGCGTCTACCCAAGCCGTCTGCCGGTGGAGGAGTGCCAGCAGCTCATTGAGGGCTTCGAGGAGAGTGCTGCGGATCACGTGATCCACCAGGGCGAGGGCGCTGCGCCACGCTTTGCTGAGCTGAACCTGACGCAATGCTGGCCCGAGGGGCACGAGCTCGCCTTCGGCGCAATCCTGCCGGCCTTCGAGGCCTACAGCCGCGACCTCGACATCAGCCCATTGCAGTGGCCTGAGGAGCTGGCGTTCGAGGAGCTGCGGATGAAGCGCTACCGGCCCAGCTCCGGCGATGAGTTCCCCGATCACGTCGACGTGGGCGATCATGCGAGCGCGCGCCGGTTCCTCGCTGCGCTGCTCTACCTCAACGACGTCGAGGAGAGCGGCGAGACCGAGTTCCCGCTGTGGGGCCAGCAGATCCAGCCGCGTGCTGGGTCAGTGCTGGTGTTCCCGCCGCTCTGGCCGTGGCTGCATCGCGGCCGCTGCACGATCACCCAGCCGAAGTACATCCTCAGCACTTACCTGCACTACACCTAGCCTGGAAGGAGATTTTCCATGGATCTGATGGAAGGCCACTACACCGAGTATCTGGGCCTGGCGCTGTTTGTCGCCAGCGAGCTGATCGGCATGAGCAAGCTCAAGTCGAACAGTCTGCTGCAGCTGCTGCTCACTGCAGGCCGCCGTGCTTTCCCTTACGGCCGGCGCTGATGATCGATCGCGCTGCGATGACCCGTCAGCTCCGCCTGCATGAAGGCGAGCGGCTGATGCCCTACCGCTGCACCGCCGGCAAGCTGACGATCGGCGTGGGCCGCAACCTCGAGGACCGTGGCATCACCCGCGAGGAGTCGGCCTACCTACTCGCCAACGACATTGCCGCCGAGGAGCGTGAGCTGCTGCGCGCGCTGCCGTGGGTGGCAGAGCTCGACGAGGTGCGCCAGCGGGTGCTGCTCGACATGAGCTTCAACATGGGCCTGGTGGGCCTGCTGGGCTTTAAGCGGACGCTGGCCACCATCCAGGCCGGCGATTACCAGGCCGCGGCCACGATGATGCTCGACTCGAAGTGGGCCGGGCAGGTGGGGCAGCGAGCCGAGCGGCTGAGCCGGATGATGGCGACCGGCAAGACACCCAGGGAGTTGTGGCCGAAGCCATGACCTACCGCCAGGGCCGGTTTGATCTGATCGTTGGCGGCGTGCTGCGGTCCTACCAGCGATGGGA